TCTTCATCATTCTTATCGCCATACCACCTTTCTATCATCAAATAAATTTGCCACAATATCTGGTTACATTGCATTGTGTCAAACTTTGAAAAGTCTCCTGCTCCAACGGTTTTATCACTCTTGTCCTCATTGTACTGAGTCAATTTCCGAGCAATATCATCCCATGTTGCAGAGTATGGATTTACTCCGATTGCAGATCCAACATTAATGTTTGCTTCAAAATACGCTGAAATAAATTCACCAAAATATTTCCTAAACAAGATAAGTAATATGAAATCACACGCTGAGAACATTCTGGTCTTACCTTGAAGAACTTTCTCTTTTTCCCTGATTTCGTCTTTTAAACAATCCTTGTAATAAAAACGGGGTCTCACACCTTTCCGGAACATATCTATCTTCTCATCCACTACTTTAGCGATTCGTGAACGAGCGAAAGATATTTTTTCAAGATCACCTTCCTCTACTGCGCTATAATACTCTTTCTTTAAATTAGAGTATTTTGGTAAACACATTGGATAACCTGGACTAGTAGAAGATGCAATACTTGAAACATTTCCGAATGAATGCAAAACTTCCTCCAGAGAGAGAACCTTTCTGCCAAGTAAATTAACATTCAAATGCTCATTGATCAAACTTTCGTATGAGTTAACAGCATTTACAATAATACTGGAATCTAATGGCTTAGAATAAATGGCATAAAGCTGTCTAGCTCTTTCCATAGGATCTAATCTAACACCATCAACTTCAAAGGTTCGTATACGGCTGGGGACATGAGTTACAAGCCTATACTCCATAGGTAACTGACCATAGAGCGCTGATCTCTTAAGACCTGATTTTTGGATATTTCCTGGAACATCAGATCCTACGACTTTGGATACTGGCAACATTAATCCTTGAGAAACAATATCACAATTATTTTCTTGTGGAGTGTCTTCATCTACATTGAACAGACTCTTATCTCGGGGAAAAATCTTGTTCAATTGATTCTGGATAAATTCCTGCGTTATAACGGTTGCATAGCCATTATCACTACTACCAGCAACATGTATACCCATTACACAACGATTCTCAAATTTCGTATCTTCAACAAGTAAGAAAGATCCACAATCACCATTAGAGAAAGTGTTTCTATAGGCTACTGTTGTCGGTAAGGAATAATAAGGGTCTTCATCTCCACTCCAATTGGATTTAACAACTAGATCATTATGCATATTGGCATTCATGTCTATAACTCTGACTATGATGTTAGATTCCTGTTGATAAGTTCCCACTAAAGTAGTTGGAAAACTCCTTTTTTTGGAAATAGAAATTAGATCATTCTCCTTTAAACAAAACTTGAACATCCCTATTGACGACCTTTGAGCTGGCTCTAATTTGAAAAAGACTACATCTCTTTCCGAACATTCATCTGTCGTAGTAGCATTGAGAAGGAGGTCCTTGACGAAAACTTGATAAGCCATAGCTCCTGAAATTGTACAAAATTTAACGATACATCCATCATCAAATTTTCCACTGTTTTGCAAAGAGGACATTTGTAGGAGAAAATGAAATGGCATCATGAAAATATTACTTCTAATATTTAATGCATGTCCCATTCTATCTTGCTTATCAGGTGTTACCAAATACACAATAAACATATTCTTGTTCATTATTGATGCTGCCACACTAGTATTAATGGATAGTCCCTTCAGAACATCGATGTTAATTTTTGGATGCTTTGGTATGTTACCTGTAAATTCCCGGAATGACTGTGGTTTAACTGCAATTTGCTTGTTACTTAGAGTACTAACTTTATTGGGTTTACCCAATTTAGCTCTGTCTCTACCATAATCTACTGACTGAGAAAAAACACCACTGTCTCTGAACACTGAGGAAACCAAATCATATAATGGTTTAAATGAAACAGCGAATAGGAAACCAAACCCAAGTATATGATACTTATAATCCTGAAAAATCTTAACTATTGGTTTTATAGTTTTTTCGATTCTCATTTTAACTGTATTATAATTAATCACACTAGGTTTAGTGTAAGTGATATTACTAATTCCACTATTCTTTAATAACGTCATATTCCTTAGAAAAACATCCAATATCCGATCAATATCTGTACCAGCTTCAAGATAACCTGCTAAATTGCTCATACTATTCATTTGAACATCTCTCATAATATAATAAAACCATTCATAATGATAAGGCAAATCAAACATAGAGACAATATTCCAATACAAGTCCAACTGCTCTCTAGTTGGTTGTGATCTGTTTATCCTATTCTCCATCTCATGTATTAAAACTGCGCGCGATTCCGGTATCAGTTCAACTTCTTCAGATTTGAAAGTACTTGATATTAAACCTTGAGGATGAACATATTCTTCATTAGTTATTTTCGTTAAAACATCATCTAATGAGAAATTTTCCAAATCTAATCTCATCTTGTTATAAATAGAAGTATTGAATGAATTGTTAACCAAGTGATTTATAATTCTATCACGATGAGCCTTAACAATAACTTTGACAACGTCTTCCAATGTAACATCTTTAGAAGAGTATTTATCACCTCCTGAAGAATAACTGATTTTCAATTTCCACGCATCATTTGGAATACATGATCCACTGATCTCTCCAAACTCAGTATTGACTTTATGATCAGGTAATGTTGTATACTTATCCGCCAATTCAACATCTATTACAACATTGAATCTGCGTTCAACTGCCTTATAGTCAAATACAGACAAGAGACTACTGAAATCTAAACGGTTGGTAGTAGCCATAACGAAGGGAGATCTAAAGAAAACTTTGTTCTTATTCTCAACACTTGCCATCTTGAGAGGAAAAGGTTCAACATTTATCATTTTAATAATATTAATTGCCTCAGATGCTTCCATACCTGCTATATCGCGTTTCTGAAAAATATCGTCAATTGTTGTTACCCATGATTTATAAGTGTAACCGTCGAAAAATTGATCATTTGGTGAAGAATAAATGTAATTTTTATTATTCTTTTCAAAATCTTTCCTCCATTCTGATGGCACGGTTAATCCTGCTACCAAATTCGATATACGAGACAATAAAACACTTTTAAAACAATTGGGCTTTCCTCTAATAATAACTCCAACAGGTTCAATTCTGACTCCATTGAGAGAGTCTTTAATTGCCATTACTCTGTTATTAGCATCTCTTAGTTTATCAAGACTTTTAGTTAAATTCCTGTAATCATAAGAGTTTTTCTCAACAGATTTGACAAGTTTCTCTCCTTGGGACAATAAATCCATATAAATTTCACCTACATAAGAATCAGAAAAAGTATTCCGGCTTTCCAGTTGTACTATAAACCTGGATGATTCTTCTACATAAGCAGCAATTTCTTTTGAACTAAATGAACTCACATCAAAAAATTTTGCAATGTCTTCTCGATTTAAATTTAAAAAGAAACTACTTAGAGCCGCGGAACCAGTCATTAACATCATCGCCATATTTGAAGTTTGATTATGAGAAACTTTCAAGGCACTAAGAACACCATCTAGTACACTAGATTTAGCTTTCATTCCTACAACGAAAGATATCAATCCCACAATGATAGCAGATATTGATAGCTCAGTTCCTGACAATCCTTGGGAATTGGTTCCCCCTTCCAGATCATCCTTCATTTTATCGACATAGGTTTGAAGTGGTGAAATGCTTTCCATCATTTCTGAATTCACTTCTTCACCTGCCAAAGCTTGGCAATGTTTCAAAATTGAAGTTAAAGCTAACAATACCATGCCACTTATAGCACACATATAAGTAATTTTCTTATTAAATCCTGAAGCCATCATCATCATCATTAACCAAATTTGGAACATGGTCAAACACATAATAGCAATAGTTAAACTAGGTACATCTGTAACTTCTCGCACTCTTCTCCACATATCATCAACACCCCAATCAACAGTATGATTGATATTAATACCAAAACCTTGTGGTAAAATATCTTTCAATTCAATATTTTTGAGATCATCAACACTCTTCAAACTCTCTTTAATCTTATCAGAAACACTTATAGGACGAGCTACTGCATGTAATCGCTCTGTCTCTTCTCGTATTTCTTTGTCACTAAATCGTTGGTTAAATTCAGTATCTTGTTCGCATAAACTTATCTCGTCTGGTGTCATCATATTTAGTAAAAGGGGGTTGAAAATGAAGGTTTGTGAAACTCCTTCAAACAAGTGATTACACTCACAGCAGTGGACTTCTTCAAGTCCGAACCATTCCGAAGATATGGCTTTCACCTTCTCTTTTTTTGATAAATTTAAAATTCAAAATTCTTCCACGCTAGTTGAAAAATCTGACCAGGCTTAAGCCCTACGTATACCTCGGTAATTCCAGTATTCGAGTTCTTTACGAACCTACTAGCATTTTATCGAATGATGAATTTTAAATTCCTTTTTTTCTATATTTTGATATTTTTTTTGTTTGTCAATAAATTGACCGAATCTAAATTTTTTTACTTTTTTATTTTTTTTTTTCTATATTTTTCAAAAACAACTGTGACATATCCTATGTCGAGGGGATCTTTAATGTTATATCCAAAACGTGACTCCTCAATAAAATAATCATTAAATAAATATTATTTGTTCAATATTAATTTCCCCAGAAGGAAGTTACTCAAAACTTTTGAAATATTAATTGTACATAAAACAAATATTTATTAATCATTATATTGAGACAACCGAAATTGTGCAAAAGTCAAATTGAAAGCCCCGTTCTAGG